CTCTCGTGGGATGTCCATACCAAGGTCCAGCAACGTGAAACGCGATGCGTTGTTGCTGGCTGGTTGCCCTGTGCTGCGACGTTGGCAGGTGTTTTGTCGGACGGTTGGGAAGCCCTTTGGGGTTTCCTTTCCAGTGCCTACACCTTCTGGTCGAACGGCTCAGGATCGCTTGAGTTGGCTGAAATCCTTTTGTGAATTGGGAATTCAGACTCCTAGTCTTCATCCGTGGCATGAATTCATGGGACGGGCCCGGTTATCTTCGGATGGCCGTCGGTCTGTCTTCATGTCACTATTTCTTTTCCGGAAAGTTTTGCCATCACCTCGGCCTGATCTCGCTTCTTACGCTCGTAAAATGTCGGAGCCTTCCCCCAAACCCGATGAGGGTTTTCTCCGATATGTAAGAAGGACAGTTCCTAAGCTGTTTCCTCCCGGCTGGGATTTGACTTTGTATCCGAACGCTTGTCTTTCGGCTACATTGCCTATCAAATCGTGTCGGACGCGAGGTCTTGCCCAGGGTGGTTCTAGAGCTGAATATCTATTGAATGGTGTCTTTTGCTCAGATTCGATGTCTGAGTTCAACGCTTCTCCTGAGGAGTTGAGCCGTGCCATTCAGAAGGCGAATGAGTCTGCGGGGTGGACAAAGCACCAGACGTTCGTCTTGGAAGCTCTCACGAGAGAGTCTCCTATAGATATTTGTCCGTCCAGACTTCGGTCTGTTGAGACGGGGGGTAAGTGGAGGACAATTAGCGTTGGTGACGTTAATTGTAATTTAGCTAGGCCTCTGCATACCGCTATCTATAACCACATTTCACGTTTCAAGTGGCTTTTGCGTGGGGACGCTAAGCCGCGGAGATTTGCTGAGTTTTCGCCTCAACCAGGTCAAGTTTTTGTCAGTGGAGACTATGAATCTGCCACTGATAATCTTAATGGTTGGGTCCAACGTGAGTTGTTGGATTTAATCCTTAACCAGGCGACTCAGATCCCGAGGGGGATTGCAGATCTCGGTAGACAATTGCTCCGGACTCCCATGCAATGGGAGGATGATGGCCCGGTTGTTTATCAGGAACGTGGTCAATTGATGGGAAACTTGGTTAGCTTCCCCCTCCTCTGTCTCGTTAATTATCTGGCTTTCAGGTATTTTTCGGGATCGAGTGGACCCGTCCGCATCAACGGGGACGATATCGTTTTTCGTGGTACCCCCGCGGAATACGAACGTTGGAGGGAGGGAGTTGGCCGATCCGGTCTAGTCCTTTCACCCGGGAAGACGATGGTTGATCGTCGTTACTTTTCACTGAATAGCACTCTTTTCAAGGCTTTTGATCGAAGAGTTGATATAGTACCTTGTATTCGTTCTACCGCTTTCGGTCTTCGGACTGATTGCGGTGGGGTGGAAACTCTGCGAGGGAGGTACAACTCGTTTTGCCCTGGATTTTTTGGTTCCAGGCGATCATTGCTTCGGATTGAGTTCTTGAAGTGGAATGCTAAGTATATCCTATCTTCGGATAGGTCTATTTCCCGTGGACTAGGTCTTCCTGTCTACCGTCATGAGCTTATTCATAGCCACCTTTGGGATCGAGAGGCGCATTACCTCTCTATGGAGTCCGAAAGGCCTCTTCCTGTTTCGAAAGGGCATTTGGAACAGGATAAGATCCCAGAGGGTTGGGAGCTACTTGAGGTAGACAAGTTGACAAAGAAGATGCGTGAGAACCTCCGATTGATCGGGCCTGAGTTTATAGCTTGTGCCTGGTCAGACCCTAAACGGGTTGGGGGGTTGGACAAATTCGATTACAAGGCCGAGGTTATTCGGACGGGTTCTGGTCCGTACCTTGGCCACTGCAGGAGGCCGCTAAGATGCTTGGCTGCCTTGCTGGGGTTGTCTCCGGCCAATACTCGGCGCTACCTCACCCCTAAGGTGAGGCGTCCGGTGGAGTATTGGTGGAGGCGTAATCGGATTCGAGTGTGGCAACCAGTCAGTCCGGTTTGTCCGGTTACTGAATCGCGCCCGGAGGTTGAAGTGCATGAGACCCTTCGACCTCTTAATGTCTTCCACGGACGTAAAAC